TGAGAGTGGCATAACGAACAGCACAACGCTTCCTGATGGTGCGCCTAAAGAAGCAAAGTTTGACCCAAATGATGCAAGGTTTAAAGCCTTAGATAACTCACCTCTTGTTGCCAAGAACATAATTATATTTACTGACAATGACACAGCAGGTAGATCGCTACACAAAGAACTGCTACATAGGTTCGGTAAAGATCGCTGTTGGTATGTGAAGTGTCCTGAAGGATGCAAAGATGCCAATGAGGTTCTAATGAAACATGGTGCAACCAAACTCAAGGAACTTATAGACAATGCTATACCCTATCCTATCAATGGCTTGTACAAGGGTCATGACTACTTTGATCAACTGATTGATCTGTATGAGGGGAACTATGAGAAGCCTGTAGAGATCGGCATGGGTTCACTTGATGACATTTACAAGATCATGACTGGTACTTTCCATGTGATTACTGGTATACCCAATCATGGTAAGTCTTTAATACTTGATCAGATACTTCTGAACCTAGCAAAGAATCAGGGTTGGAAGTTTGCAATCTTTTCTCCTGAACACTCAACGAGTATGCACATCAGAAGGATGACACAGATGTATTGTCAGAAAGCATTTGATGAGGGCTTCGGTAATCGCATGAGCAGATCAGAGTTGGTAGAAGCTATGGGCTTTATTGATAAACACTTCTTCTTTATTGAATCTAAAGATGCCGTACCTGAGATAGACCTAATCATAGACATAGCAAAATCCAGTGTTTACAAACACGGAGTCAATGGGATAGTCATAGACCCTTACAATGAGGTCAGTGCAAAACGAGAAGGCAATCAGCGTGAGGATGAACACATAAGAGATTTTATCTCTAGCTGTAAGCGCTTTGCTAGAAACTACGAGGTAACTATGTGGGTGGTTGCCCATCCAACAAAGCTACCTAAGTCTCAAGATGGTTCTTACCTGCCACCTTCTGCTTACGATATAAGTGGAGCTGCACATTGGCACAACCAGTCTGATGCAGTCCTAACGATTCACAGAGACTTTGATGACAACTCCACTAGCGTAATTACACGCAAGATAAGAGAACAGGACTTATACGGTAAGATCGGACAGGTAAAGTTCTTCTATGATATGGACAAACGAATCTTTATAGAAAGAAATTACGAGATAGACGATTGGAGTCTATAAGTAAAAGTCGTTGGGTGATACTACGCCTTTGGTAAAACTATGAATAACTCCCATCTCTTTTTTTCTAGGTATGCGAACACCAATGATGTATTTAGCAAGACCGCCCTGAGAAAATCTATGTCCTGTTTCTTCATGCACAGCTTCTATAAATTTATTTTGAGTGTAGTTGTTCTCTTGCAAAAAATCTTTCAGCTTCATTGGTTGTCTCCTAATATTAAATTAAGGGTTGTGGTAAACCCAATATGTGATTATAATTCCATTTCGTATTTATTGAAAGCATAAATTGAGGTATTTAAAAGATGAAAAATAATCCATTTGAACAGTTTGAGATTGAACACCTATCAGCCAGTTCTATAAACCTATTCATACAAAACCCACCACTGTTTATTGTTCGGTACTTAGCCAAACATAAGTCACCTACCAACCCTGCCATGTTAAGAGGTACGGTCATAGATCATGCCATTGGCAACAAGACATCTATAGAAGATGCACAGGCTGAGTTCAAATCGCTTATGGGCTACGAACAGAGTCAAGGCGTGGTGTTTGATCAAGAGAAAGCAGACACAGAGTACAACAACATAGAGAAGTATCTATCCATAGGATTGCCTTTCTATAAACACTTAGGCGAGCCTGTTAGCTATCAGAAGAAAGTAGAGATAGATGTAGGGCTACCAGTATCAGTTATAGGGTACACAGATTTAGAGTATGAGGATTGCATCAGAGACATAAAAACCTCTGCAAAGAAACCACCTGCATTACTCCCACCAGTTCAAAGGCAACTAGCAATTTATGCTACTGCGTTAGAAAAAGATCATGCGTATGCTGATTATATCTATGTGACTAAGACCAAATCAGAGGTCATCACATTTGAGATAGACGACATAAGCATGAGATTAGATGAGGTGTATAGGGCTTCGTTAGCAATAATGAACCTTCTACAGAATAATGATGTTAACTCTTTGGTTGACCAGTTCTATCCTGACCTATCCCACTGGATGTGGTCAGACTCAGATATACAGGTTGCTAAAGAACTATGGAGAATAAAATGAGTGATAAATTGATTGAATCAATAAATGAAATAGCTAACCTTGCTGATAGCGATAAAACCAATATCAAAGGTAAGCTCTACACAACCGTAGACAAACGGTTGCAAACCTTTAGAAAACATTTTGGTAGTAATGCCAATGTGCAGACTAAGATTATCCACAATGACTTAGAAAGAGTGGTTGTACAAGCCACTGTAAGCGTTTATGTGGACGGCACATGGCGTGAGATAGGTAATGACTATGCGGAAGAATTTAGATCGCAGGGCATGGTTAACAAGACTTCTGCTCTTGAGAACTGCTGTACCAGTGCAATAGGTCGTGCTTTGGCTTGTTGTGGTCTCGGTGGTGGCGAGTATGCAAGTGGGATTGAGGTAGACAAAGCCATAAACAACAAACAACCTGCACCTGATCTTAAAGAATCTTTGGTTCTTAAGAATGCAAAAGGTCATCCATATGCAACCTTTCCTGACACTCATGCTTTCATAGGTGGCTTGCGTAAAGTTCTAGCTAATCCTGAAGATCAAGAGTGCATAGATGTATTCAAAGCTAACTCAAGTGAGATAGAACGCATCTACAATGATTTGCCTGAGAATGATAGAGACTTACAGGCGTTTGAGAAGCTAATAGATATTTACTCTAAGAAAGTTGTATGAGTAAGCTGACATTAGATGATTGTGTCTATTTCTGTATGCGTGACGGCAGATATTGGACATTTTGGGAACTACAAGATGCTATCAAGCAGAAAACAGGACAGTTTTACGGAGAGCCGTCTATTTCTGCTTCTATACGCAACTTGAGGAAAGACCCTGCTAGACTTAAATATAAACTTCCTGCCTTTGGAGAAGTTATAGAAAAGAAACGCAGGACAAGTGGTAAGGGGTTTAAATATAAATTAATAGGAGAAAAAAATGGATGATAAGCAATATGATAAAGAGCTAAAAGGTTTTCTTTGGCATGAGACTGGTTCTACTGTGATACGCAAAGGAACTATGCAAATAAATGGCGAGGAGATTTATTCTGCAATTGTTAAAACAAAAGTTAAGGGTGAAGATAAGTACGAGCTTATGGTTTCCGCAGGTTTGTTGCATCTTAACGAAGAAAAGAAATCTGAAAGAAGTCCTGATATTGGTGGTCCAATAACTTGGAACAATGTCCAGTACAAGTTTGGTGGTTGGAAAAAAGTATCAGATAAAGGCAATGAATACACTGCTGTTAGTCTTAGAGTAAAGGATGATGAAGAAACTGTTGCTCATAAAACTGAGGTAGAGGAAGCGCCGTTCTAATGAAAGAGTTTATATATACAATTCACAAAATAAACTTAAAGATAGACACATGGATTCTTAATAAAAAAATTGCATTTGTAAAAAAACAAATTGAGTTTATTAAAGCAATAGGTAATTCTAAATTTTTACCATTAAGGATAAAACATATATTGTTTACTAAATGGCTCAATACAAAGATAAAAAACATTTGAAGTGGATTCGGACACTGCCTTGCCTATTGTGTAAAGCAGGTTACTACTCCCACTCAAGAGAAGTGCAGGCGCATCATTTACTTAAACCCTATGACGGAGTTCGTGGCATGAGCTTAAAGGCTAATGATAGGAATGCTATACCTTTGTGTTTACATCATCATGCACAGCTTCATACGAAGTTTGGTGATGAATATAAGTTCTTTACTAGTTATGGTTTGCCTGCTGACTTTGGACAAGTTTGGGCTAAAAGACTATGGGAAGAAAAACTTTGGAGAGATGATAGCCAAGAGGACAACGATTTACCATTTTAAAATAAATTAATAAAAGTGTTGCATCTAATTCCATTATGGGTTTATAATTACTGCATATTAAATGAAACGCTCACAGAGCAGGTATAAAATGAAAAAACCAATCCATACAAATTACAAGTCTTTAAAAGATTTTATGGTTGATAACAATAAATTCTTAGTATCTATAGGCTTTGCACCTGATACCTTAGATGATCTTAATTCACAAGGCATATTTACACCATATGACTTAGCTCATTTTGAAATGAGTGAGTCTTATGTAGAGCTACATAACAACATAATGGATTTTAGACCTACAGGTGTTGAAAAATTATCATTATCAGAAATCAAAAACAAATATGATGAATTGTTTGATGGTTATATTGCTAATGAATTTGGAGCAAGATCATGAACACAGTCTATGATGTTTACCAGTTCTTCTTCCATATTGGCAGGTATGGAGATCACAGAAGAATCGCAACTTTTAACAATGAAGCAGA